TATATCTTTCCATGATATATTGACCATGAAGATGAGGATCAAGTTGTTTTATGAAGTTTCCAAGAGAAGCACCATATCCGCAATTATGACACTTCACAAACAAGTCTTGCTTCTTTGCGAAAATGTACAATCGTTTCTTTGATCTATTCTTTTGAGAATCACCACAAATGGGACATCGTGAATTCCAAAGATTTTGTCGAACCTGTTTAAATAAATCTAGGCGAGGGGATATTAATCCCACATATTTTTGATCTGTATATAAGCTCATACTATATTATAACACGAAATATCAATAAGTCAAGTTATCTACGTTTTTGTTCCAGTTCGTGTGCAATCCACATTTTTGCGGCGGGTTTATTTGGTGGGGTCTTTATAAGTTTACCTACTTCAACGAATGCTTTTCGAAATACATCTTCTCCAGCTCTATTGTTGACAATTTCAACAAATCCGCCAGGAAATAGGTTAGCGAGTTGATCTTTAATACTTTGTACTTCTTCCCATGTTCTATGAATAACATCATCTGTAAGTTTTCGAGCTCTATCTTGGTTTTGTTGAAGAGCAATATCAAGAGAAGTATTGACAAAGATCATGTAGGTGTCATAACCAACATCTTCAAGGTTTTTCTTTCTTATGCCGAGTTTTCGTATGTCATGAGCAGTACCATCAATGATTAATCCTAGTCTACCATTGACCCATAGCTGTTCTCTTTTTGCGGTTGTCTTTTTTGCTTTTGCCCGAATGATTTCTTTTTTTGTCGTTTCATCATCAGTATATGTCCTGAAATTAGAAGACATCTTTGCTTTCAGTAATCCCATCTCTAATTGTTCATCAGAGTTGACAACTTTCAGTCCATAAGGACCGACCTTGCCAGGCGTAATTTTATCTTCTATTTTTTCGTGCCATTGAAATTTTCCGGCAGAAGATCCTGTCGCCTTTGCTGCGGAATATGATTTACCACTTCCTGCACCTCCCGCTAAGAAGAATGCTTTGAAGATCCCAGGATCATATACACCTTCTATAAGTTCTTGTTTTAAGTCTTTAAATTTCATAACTCAGACCTAGTAACTTGTACGATTTTTTGTTTTTGAGCTTCTAAAATTGGTATTCTATTTGGCCATCTAATGTACTCTTTAGTGTTTCCATCTTTCATAAGATTTTCTATCAAAGGAAGAATCAACTTTTCTACTGCTAACATACGTGATTTATATTTAAGATCAATATCTTTTTTTCTTTCTTCAAGTTCTTTGGCCAATGAGGTCATATCATGTGAAGATTTTTGAAGTGCTGTAACAGCTTCTAGTTGTTCCATCTTTAGAATCTTCTGAACATCTTTGTCCAAGTAGTCAAGCTTTTCTATAATTGGAGTTAAGTCTGGAGGTTCAGCTGTAACAGTTTGTACTTGAGATGCGGTCAAGTCATCTAACTTTCCTGATGTTCCTTCCAAGAGACTTTCAAGACTCTCTAACTTAAGAATCTTGTCAATCTTTGGTGACATACTCTCTAAGAACTTCATGATCTCATCTTGTTTTCCTACAGCTTCAGTTGCCTTTGCAGAAGATGTTCTAGACTCTCCTGTTGCATCATTCAATTGAGCAAGGATATCTGCAGTTGTTTGTGCACGTTCTTCATCTTGTTCTAATGAAAGAATTTTATCCAGTTTCTCTGAATTAGCAGCTAATGCTTCAGCCAGAGAATCTTGTTTTTCTTGAGAAAATCCAAAATCATCTGGCGGTGCATCAGATTTACTTGATATAGCAGCCATGATCTGTTCTATCTTGGCGTCCATCGATGCTAGTGCTTCTGGACTAGCAGAACCTCCACTCCCTGTGTTTTCTCCATCTGTATTGTCTCTTTCGTATTCATCTGCCGTTACGGCACTAAATCCAAAATCGACTAATTCTTCTGCCATGTTAATCCTTTTCTGCTAATTATTTTTTATCATCTCCGCCGACAGAATCAATTGCTTTATCCAATTTGCTAAAGAATTTTCTTTCTAGAAAAGGTAATAATCTTATACCGGTATATCCTATAAAGAATGCGATTGCTAGTGCTGTCATGGGACCGAACTCAAATGATTCCATTAATGCTGGTATAAAGAATTCTGCGGCTATCCAACCTACTATGGCTGCAATAAGGAGGTTTTTTATTTCCCACCAAATTCCCATCCATTTGTGAACTAATCCATTAGTCAATCCTCCAAGTGTAGATGCGAAAACGCAACACCATTTGGCTCCGAAAATTGCTAACATTGTCTCCATTTACTTCTCCTTTTGTTGTTATTATTGTAATATTTATTATTTTGATGGATGTCCAGGAGACGCAAGTTCAGCTATTCTAATTCTCATATTTGTTACCTGTTTTTCCAGTTCTTCTATTTTTTTATAACCTTGTGCGAGGTCTTGATTAATTTGTGGTATTTCCGCATCTTCGATTTTATGTACTAATTTGTCTAGATCCATGACTGATACAAATATCCACGAAATACTTCCTATTAATGCTGCGCAAACCAGCGGTAGTGCCGCTTTAAACATAGAATGTTCTGCTATTTGTTGCATTGTTTGTACTGGCATCTTTTTACCTTTGCTCTTTTAATGTTGTTACATATTTCGCTATTGCATGATCTAACCCGTCCGTTTTACTTATTAATCCATTATCATTGTCTGGACCCCAATCCAGAGATACACTATCTATAAAAAGCCCTGTCTGAATATAAGGCCAAGGAGGAGTAAAAGGAATAGGATCGCTACGGCGAACCACCCTCCAATGAGTGGGTTGTCCACTAGACATAACTTGATAACTAACCTTTGGTGATCCGTAAGAGAAAATTTGAACATTATTACCTCTCTTGTGAAGCCACATTCCTATTATTTGTGCAACAGCTCCTCCTAAACTGTGTCCTGTAATATGTACAGTATGTTCAACCGTATGATCTCTATCTATAATTTCCATAACACCCAGAGAAGCATCTCTAAATCCTTTATGGAGTTTGATTCCTGTACGTGCATCATCTACTAATCTTACATCAATATCAGATTGTACATTTTCCGTGTTGGCAGTACCCCTAATAACAATTATTGATATTCCATTTACTTGTTTTACCTCAAACGCAACCTCATCTTTTTGATCACCGCCACCATCGTAAATTGCTTTACAATACTCTGCGTGTTCAATAAGAAGGTCTAATGATACTGGTAAATTTGACTTATCACCACTACCTAAATCATTATTAGCGTCAGGTTTACCTTTTGAACAACCACTAAGAAGTAGTGCCATTCCTATTATGATGAGTTTCCAATTCCTCTTTTTTCTTCCAAGCAGTTGCACCTAATATGGCTCCGAATGATAAGTGAAACATCGCACCTGCCCCTAATGTTAAGGGAACCCACCTTGTCACTTTACATTCCACGCCCGCAGGATATCTTTCCCTATCGTTGCAATGCTCTTCCATTTTAATATTCCATATCAAAGGAGCAATGAAAAAATCAACTAGACAGATAAACAAATATATTAATGCTGCCCAATCCCTCCAATGTCTATTAATCGTTTTGTTTATTCCCATGCCTCATATCCTTATTTTTTTCTAACATAAGAGGTATCCTTTGAGCATTTTCAATAGGGGGAACTAATTTGTATTTATCAATACCCATCCCATCAAATAGTTGTTTATCAAAATAAAATGTTTTCCAATCAATTTCATCATTATAAAATGTACGTGGCATGCCAAAATCCAAAAGACTGCACAACATGGTACCCTGTTCTTGTAGACCAGCATTAATTTTTGAGGTCACACCATAACAAACTTTTTGTGGACAATTATAAGAACACTCTACATTGAGAAACAACCTGAGTAGTTCCTTTTCTTTAATATCATTAAGAAATGTAATATCATCATTCAAGTGAATAGGTAAAACAATCTCATCATAAATTCCTAATGAAACCTTTTTATTCCATTTTTCAATATTATTAATATCTTGTATACAACTTGCTTCTATTTTATAATCTGGAAAATCTTCCTTAATTCTTCTTCCCAGATCATCGTGGTAAGTAATGACTGCGTTACCCTTTCGATGATATTCTTTCAGGATATCTAGACTTTTATTGTACAATTCATCATTAAATACTTTTGTGGTGAAAGGTAACTTTACACCAATATTATGATCATATAACCAATATTCATCTACCTTAGTAAGTTCCAAATCGCCGTGCCCGGCCATTTGTGCTCT